TTTGTTTTTTTTTGTTTATGTGGGAAGCAATCCCAAGATTTTTATACTATAAAATTTCCTTGTTGAAATTCATTTAGAGTTTCTTTTGCATATTCAATTGCCAACAATTTTCTATCTGCAACACTTAAAAGATCACTCCATTTATCACCCCTTGATCCAAACTCTTTATTATACCTCTGCATAGCATCATTAATATAATACATCCAAAGTTTTGCAGCTAATTCAACATTATAATTTCCTTTTTGAAATTTCTTTTGCAAGTTTTTAAGTATCGGAAGTTTCCTTGAAAAATACAATCTGCTATCATTGTCAGCATATAATTCAATTTCTCTTGCCGCATCAGGATCTTTATATGGTGGAATACCACTAACTACACGAATATTTACATTATGACTTTTTGTGTCTTTATGAGATTTATTCATTGCACCAACTTTTTTAAGTCCTTTAAATGTACCTTTTTTAGTTCTTACTTGCTGGTAAGTTGCTTTTGCTTTTGCACTTTTGCTTTCACCTTTTTCAATTATTTTAATCGCAGCAACTTTTTTAGGTGCAGCTTTCTTTTTAACTACACCAGCTTTAGAATAACTCATTGCCCAAGCCTGTTTAACCGCCTGTGCCTGTGTCAGTTTAGGATTCTTTTTGCGAAGTTTTCCAGCTTCAGCAACTACCTTTTTAAACTTTTCCCTTGCTGCCTTTTGTTTTGCAGTCATAACTTATTTTTTTAATGTTTTTTCACACCAAGTGAGCATTTCATTGCCACCCCATAATTGAAAACTTATATATCCGCACTTATCTTTATCCCCAACATAAACTTTCGCCCTTTTTAGGTATGAATAAATTTTTTTTACAAATTTTTCATTCAAAACCTCTCTATTTATCAACTTGATCCCTGTTTTCACTCCAGTTGCATTTTTGCAACTTCCTTTCATCAAATTCAAAACATATCCTTCAGTTGCGTTTTTACTTGCCTGTGCTGGATAGTTTGAATACATTGTTAAAGGTGAAGTGAAAGTGAATTACTTTTTGCGACTAATCAAATAAATTACCAATGCACCACCAATAACAATTGGTAAATAATTCATTTTTTTAGATCCATCAGGATTAAAATTTTCAGCCTGATTCACAATACTATCAATTTCATCCTGTGAAGCCTGTTCAACTTTTGCATCAGCTTCCAATTTCTTTTCCACTACATTTTTTACTTGTTTTGCCAAAACTTGTTTTCCAACTTCAGCGACTTCCTTAACATCAATTCCCAACTTTGCAAGGAATTCAGCTAATTTAATCAGGATGGGGGCAGCAGTGGCAGCAGCAGCAGCAGTACCAGTAGCAACAACCCCAATTTGACCTTCTGAAGCAAATTCAACATCAGCACCCAAAATTCTTTTCTTTTTGGCACCCTGTTCGGTTTTTCTTAAAAGTTCATTAGGATTTCCGCCAAGATTTTTCCACCAGTTTTGCGTTTCATCAGCTTTATTGGTAAAAGCAGTTTTTAACTTGGTAGCTAATCCCATAAAGTTTAGACCAACTAAAAGCAAAAATGAACCTCTTGCTGGAGCAAGTGCAATTTTCAGCACTATTTTCTTTTTTTCTTTTGGTTTTGCAGGTGGTGCAGCCTGTGCAACTGGTGCAGCAGTGGCAGCAGCAGTAGCAGCAGCAGCCTTTTTTTTCTTGGATCCAAATAATCCTACCTGATTTCCAATACCTGAAACGGAATATAATGGCATAACTGGTTCTTTATCAATTTTATGGTAATATGTTTTTCTTTCGTTAAATGTTGATAACACAGGATCTATAAAATATTCATTTCCTTGATTATCCTGAATTACTGCAAAAACATGGTGAGGGATCTCATCCAAAAGTTTGTAACTGGCAAAACGATAATAAATTTTATTATTTATTAATCCTTTTCGCTTCAATGAGTCCAAATTGCCCATGATCCAAAGTGCATAATTTTTGCAGTCATTTTTTCCCAGCGACAATATTGCTGCGGGACTCATTATTCTTTGGTTTTTGTCAGATTCGATCGAATATTTTACATTCTTTTTAAGAAAGTTAAATAAATTCTTTGCAGTTTGAATCCCATCAGCTGAATAAAAATCTTTGCTAATTTTATCATATTCAGTTGCATACATTTTGTGAGCAGAAAGCATAGCAGATATAATATCAGGAACTTGTTGATCCTTGACAATCATTTTGGAGTTTCCACCAAAACTTTTTAATCTACCCAAAAGTACATTCTTCTGCATTATATCAGATTCGCTTTATAGTCAAAAGGAACCACAATTCCATCAAAATTACCAGTTCCCTTAATTGTGTATGCTAACCCTTTTTTTAACCAGCCTTTTGAAGTAATCAACTGCAAAATTCCGATAGTAGGTGAAGCCTGAATTTTTAATTCAGATTCAGAACGTGCAGCAATTTTTTGTTCACCAAAGCTGGAAAAATCAGCAATTAACTTATCCCCTAAATAAACTTCACCAGTAATGGCAGAAATTTTTGCAGTTTGTGCAGTTGGGTTTTGAACTCCAAAAGTTAATTGGAATTTCTTATTGGCAAAACCAAGTTTTTTAAATATCAATTTTGTTCTATTCGCTAATTGACTTTTTCCCAGCAGATACCATCCAGTTAAACCCGCCAAACCGATTAAAATCCAATTTTTCATTTTCAAAATTTTCAAATAATAACCCAAAATTACTAAAAATTATTCAAAAAAACAAATTTAGGTCAATTAAGGTCAGAAACAAGGTCAGTTTGTAGGTACACATTTACCCCCCTTTAGGGGGGGAAATGTGTCCTACCCATGTTTCCTGAACCATTTTGACCAATACGAAAACTGACCTAAACTGACCAAAAACCATCTAATTCACTTTTCCTTCACCTTTGATAATAAAAAAAGGGGCAAATTGCCCCTTTTGCGTTTGTATGCAGTGTTGAAGTTGGTTAGGATGCCCCTGTGAGGTATTCACGTACCTCAAATTCCTTTGTTTTCTTGCAATATAGGTTCACGTACCATCCACCACTTTTTAGGGCAAATTTGAGCAGATTTTGAACGTTGTTAATATTCCGATATTTACGGGGAGGAATTCCAGTTTCAGGTTTAAAAAAAATAATGGCGGTATAAAGTTTCATTTTGTTAGATATTTTCTATTTTTGCAATGAAGGGAAAGTGGTTTTTCGTTTGGAAGATCATTTGTCAAGTAGGGATGGGAAACTATCCCTATTTTTTTATTTCAAAATCATTCCATAGTTATTTACACCATCAATTATATCAATTCCATTTTTTTTAATTAATTTATTTTTTTTAAAGTAATTAAAATTTATACTATGGTGCCACCTATTATATCTTCTTATTGTTTTAACACAATCAGGATGTTGATTTTCTAATGATTTTGCAAACTCTAATCTTTCATTAGTTTTTTTGTATAAGTCATCAGTATTTCCACCTTTCATTGTCATTGTTGATACTTTATCTTGTAAAAAACAATTAAATAAAATTGTGCAATAATTATTTTTTAAAACTCTTATACTCAAATCTGAATCTTCATTATACTTTCCTCTCCATCTAAAAGGAATATCATTTTTTATTAAAATACAACTATAAATTCTTGTGTTAAAATCATAAGGTTTTTTTTGTCTATTGTATGCCATAAATGAAGAATATTGAAAACCTGACAATGCTATATTTTCGTATCTATTTACAAATATTTCGGCTATTCTAAATATAGTACCTGAAGTAACTAAATATTTTTTATCATTATTATATCTCCTAAAATCTCTGATGTTGTCATCTAAAATCCAATGATATTCATAACCATTTATTATTGAATGCTCCCATACCCAATTACGTGCTGGAATACTACCTTGATCCAAATTTGAAAATGGTAAAACTAAAATTTTACTTTTATCAATAAATTTATTGTACAATTCAAATTCTTGTGGTTCTATTACAATTTTATATGGTACGTTTATTTTTTCTAATGCTTTAGAAGTTAATCTTGAATTATATCTATTTTTTGAAATTATATAAACAGGGTATTCAGGATTCATTATCGTAATATTTTAATTCAGAAGTAGAATTTCTATTTAATTTTGGATACCAATAATTTTCTTTATTAAAAGAAATTTTTTGTTCAATTAATTCAGAAAATTTGTTTATATCATCTATACTTTTAAAGTTTAGCTTAATTGTTAAAATTGGTACTTCAGGTTTCATATTAAATTCAGGCATATCCTTCCATTCTTTTTGCCATTCATTTTCAAAATCATCAAAAAG